TCAGGCCATCTTTTTGATGGCATCTGACAGGTGTTCCGGCGACAGGTGAGCATAGCGCCGAGTCATCGCCATAGAGCTGTGCCCAAGCACCTCCGACACCGTATGCAGGGGCACGCCAGCCTGGACGAGCCACGAGGCGCATGTGTGTCGTAGGTCGTGCCAGCGGACGTGTTGCAGGCCGCACGCCTCGCGCGCCTTGGCCCACGAATCCCTGACCTGATCGTCTGAGGCGCCCAGCGGAAGCCGAGCCGCGATCCCCGCGACCTTGGGGTGCAGCGGCACGAGCTGCAGTGTCCGCGTCTTGCTGGTCCGATCCAAGTGGATGAACCCACCGCGCACATCATGTGCCGTCAGCCGCAGCAAATGCCCGCGCCGGATCCCTGTGTACGCCGCCAGCCGAACGTAGTCGCCCGCCGCAGCGTTGGGGCACGCCCTAGCCAGCGCTTCGACCTGATCGAGCGTCAGGAACGTCTCGCGGGGCTTCTCTGGCAACAGGCCAATCGCAGCAGGCCGCTCCAGCCACCCCCACTCGCGCCACGCCATCCGGCTGATCTGCCGCAGGATGCGCCCCTTGTGGTTGACCGTGGCCGGAGCCTTACCGATTTCCGCAGCCTTCACCTCGGCCCACACCTGGGCAATCTCCCCCAGCTTTCGACCCGCGATGTAGGGAAGCAGCGCCCGAACGTGGGCCTTCGTCTTGGTCGCCGAGCGCAGGCGCGGCACATGGTCCGTCAACCAGCGCTCCACTGCCTCGGCAATCAGCCGTTCCGGTTCACGACCAGCCGCAACGTCTTTGACGGACGCGAGCCACTTGCGCTCGTACTCCCGCGCGTCCTTGAAGGACCAGTGGCGAGAAGTCTTGCGATACGTTCGTCCGCCGTATCCGATGGTGACTTGATAGTGTCCATTGTGACGCTTGGTGACGGGCATACCTTTACCTTGCACTTGGCCCACCACACTGCGAGGTCGGCGGGGTGAATTCTGTCAGATCGTGGTCCTTGGCCGAGCCTTGCGGCTGCCAGCTGCCCGGCATCAATGGCCCGCCTAAGCGTCTTGACCGAGCAAGCGCAGTGGTCTGCCGCCTGCGCCAGGGTCATCAACTTCTCAGCCGCGCCCATCCGGCACCTCCGTCTCCTTTGGCCTTCCAACCCAGCGCGAAAGACCGTTGTTTATCCGTTCCAGCGTAGGCGAAAACTCCCACTTCCACTTCATCCAGTCAGTAATATCTGCGGCCAGATTAAGTAGAAGCTCTATGAGTAGAAGCGGAGCAAGAATCGCCGACACTAGCAGTGCGCGGAGAATCCATCCTTTGTTCCGACGTAGCCGCGCAAGCCAGTCCGTTTTCAGCTTCACGGCGTCACCTCCGGGCGAGCGGCGAGCGCTGCTTCCCATGCGTCCTGCATCTCGGGGTCGTCAATGCACCGGCGCTTGCTGACCCACGCTTCCATGAAGGCAATCTCCATCTCCACGGGCAGCTCCACCGGCACCAGCACATAGCCCTCGGGCGCCCCAAACTCCGCGATCGCGGACAGAATCCGGCCCTCATCGTCCTGGCGGGTGACGGCCACGGCTTGGCCTACCTCGTTGCGGGTCACGACTACGTAGCCCTCGGGCGGCGTGAGGGCGGCTGGGAAACGCTGGAGCGCCCAAGCCTCAGCGCGAGAGAATGCGTCGAAGTCGTGGGCAACGTCAGGCTGTCCGCGCCCCATCCAGTAGTCGGCCCATGACAGTCCGAAAACTGCCCGCGCCCTCTGTTCAACGTCCATCGTCGGTCTCCTTTCTATAAAGCTTGCGTGGTTCTTTATAGGAAACAGCACTCGGCGCGCTGCTGATCGGCTTCCAGGTCATGTTGTCCTCCTTCAGTCAGTGGCCAGCGCAGCGCGCAGCTGCTCGTCTGGATCCGGGTAGCAGTCCATGTAGGCGCCGATCACTTCCGCCGCGACTTCCGGGACGATGGCGTTGCCGTAGGCGCGCAGACGTCCCACGCGGCCGGGAACCCCATGAGCCAGCAGACGAATGCTGGGCTCAAAGCGCCGGGCCTTTCCGTCGTGACCGATGAGCCACGATGCGGAAGACCACTGGCTACCAGCGCAACGCCAGGCAGCTTCAGAAATTCCGCCCGCCTGCCGTCCGGCCTCTTCGGGCCGTAGCAGTACCCGCTCCCGAGAGAATCGTTCGTCAATGGTGTCGGCCACATCGCAGCCACCGACACTGCGGCCAGATCCGGCCCATGGTTCCGCGCCGCCTCCCTGATCGCACCCTCCGTTGATCGCACGCCCTTGTCGGCGAGCGAGGCGGTCGGCGTCGGCCACAATGCTGCTACCTGGTCCGCCAGCCCAACCTGCGGATCGGATGGCTTCCGACCTTCCAGCTTCACCACGTTCGATTTCGCATCGACCACGTGCGCGTTCGGTGTGCGCCACAAACCACAGGCGGTCTCGTCGGTGGGGCGCGTCGACGGCACAAGCTGGGACAACGACCGCCCGGCAGGCGTAGTCTTCTGCTTCCAGGTCAGCAGACACTCCGTCGAGCCAGTTCTTGCCAACCGCCGCCGCAACCTGTTCTCCCATGACGACAGCGGGCCGTCGGGCACGGATGAGGCGAAGGAAGTGGGGCCACAGGTGCCGATCGTCATCCTGGGCTTTTCCTTTACCCGCGACGGAGAACGGCTGGCACGGGGCGCTGCCGGTCCAGAGTTCGCGGTCGTCGGGCCACCCAGCAAGTCGAGCTGCAAGGGACCATCCCGCAATTCCGCAGAAGAAGTGGCATTGCCGATATCCGGCAAGGTCTGAGGGTTGAACATCGGTGATGCTCCTGGTGTCGACGTGGCCAGGCGGAATGAGCCCGGCATCGATGAGGTTGCGGATCCACTGCGCTGCGTAGGGATCCCATTCGCTGTAGTAGTTCATCGGGCACCACCTGTGGCATGTGCCATCACCCGCTGCGCCTCGGCCATGTCGCCGCGCGCCAGCGCCTGCAGGGCCTGGCGCACCGCACCCAGGTCCACGGCCTGCGCGGCCGGGTAGACGTAGGGCGCCCAATGGGTGGGGCCGTACTCAGTGTCCACAGCATGGTTTACGAACGCGACTCCATCGTTCATGTCGAAGAAAGCCCAAGGGAATCCCCCGGTTTCTCTCGGCCAGGTCCCGTCCTCGTTCTGGATAGGTGACACGGCCGCACACCACCAACCTGGCGACACATGATCTTCGCCCCAGCGGAGAAGGACCGCAGTTCCATCGCGCGGGCAAGTTGCCATCGACTGCCATGCCACCGGCTCCCCCACCGGCTGGCGGGCGGCGAGTGCTGCTTCTATGGCGGCACGAATGCACGGGCGATCTTCGCCGCTGTCATCGGGATGCGCCCAGTAGGCAGCATGTGCGGCCTCCACCATTCCATCGGTCACCAGCGCATCCTGACCACCCGGGGAGGGCTGAACCTGTAAGCCTTCCTTACATGTTGCCGGGGAGGGCTGGGCGGAGAGGGCGCGCGTATTCCAGTGTTCTGCCATCGAGGTCCGCAGCCAATCGATTCCGTAGCGGAGGGTGCGCTGGTTCCGCTGGATGCATCCCATGCTCTTGCACTTCAGGGTCAGCCCGTTGTCCTTGTACGGCACGAACTCGGCACTGTTTCCGCAGAACGGACAGGGGAGCAGCTCGCGTGCCCACGCCTGAAATTCAAGTCGATCCAGCTCTGCCTGATCCCCCAGCCTCACCCTCCCACCGGGCTGCACGCCCGCCAAGGTCTTGTTGTCGGTGGTCATGCGGATGCTCCCTTCTTCGTGCGGCTGTTGTGGCCACCCTCAACCACCTGGCGGCGGCTGATGGTGGATCGGTCGATGGGGCTGTTGCCGAGCTTCTGGACCTTGCCGCCTGCGGCTTCGAAGCGCGCAATGTTCGCGTCGATCTCGGCCCGCTGGCGGTCCTTCTCGGCCTGCGTGGCCAGGTCGAAGGTCGGCTGTACGTGAATGCTGGTCATGGCATGCGTGCCTTCTGCAAGTCCGCCCAGGTGAGCGGGTGAGGGCGCCGCTTGACCCGCTCGTATGCGGCGCTGTGGGATATGTCCAAGATCTCGGCCACCTGCGCGGTGGTGTAGCGCTTGCCCTCGATCACATGGGCGAACAGCTGGGCGCGGGCCTGCCCGGCACGGCGCAGGCTCTTGGCGTGGCAGGGATACAGGGCGACGTCCATCAGGCGGCCTCCTGGTGATCGCCAGCGCGCAGGCTCTGCTCGAACCCGACGACCATCTGCCGGAACGGTTCCAGGTCGGCGCGCAGCTTGGCGATGAACGCCTCGTCGCGGTCGAAGCGGCGCCACCACAGCTGCTTGCCCACTGCGGCCAGCGCCGGGCAGTACAGCCCGATGTGCCACCACTGCCGGCCGGTCAGCCACATGCAGCCTTGGGCTTGCTCGAACACCTCGCTCGCATCGTTGTCGATGTGGAACGTGCGCAGCTTCTCGGGGTTGATGAAGCACTTGTATTCGCTGCCGCCGTCTTCGCCGATGAAGCCGTCGGCCGAACAGCCGTAGTCGCCGCACTCGCTCAGCACGAACCCCGCACGCTTCACCAGCATCCCGGACTGGACCTCATGCTCGGCGCGGGCCTGCGGCTCCAGCTCATGGCCCCGGCGCATGGCGAACGTCTCGAAGCCCTCGTCCAGCGGCTCGCCGCTGATGCGCTCGATAGCCAGCCGGAAGGCGTAGTTCTTGGACGCCTCGCTGAAGTCACCGATGGGCTCGCCGGCGATGGCCTTCTCGATGATGGACGAGCGCGGCACAGCCTTGTAGCCGGCATGCTCCGCCGCCGCCTTCGACGCCATGCCCGCCAACACCGAGTCCACATACAGCTGCTGCTGGTCGGTCAGCTCGCCCACGCGCGAGCGCGCGGTGGCGAACATGCTGGCGGTGATGATGCCGGCGCGGGCGCGGTGCCACACCTCGCTGCCCTGGTCGCACCCGATGACGATCACAGCGGCACCTCTTCATCGGCTGCCGACTGCTGGCCGCCTTCTTCGATCACAGTGGCGCTGGCGCGTTCGGCGATTCCCTTCAGCGTTTCGTGGCCGGCGCTGCCGATCAGCTGGCGCTGCTCCTTGGACAGACGGCCCCACGCGCCTTGGTATTCCTCCATGCCGCATTCGGCGAACTCCTGCAGGCTGGCATAGAGCGCCTGCCGCTCCGGGGTGTCCTGCGGCTCGGTCTGCTGCTGGCGGGTGATCGCGCCAGCGGTGGAGGAGCGGCGCTCGTCGCGCACCAGCTCGCCGTCGATGATGGCCTTGCCTTCCATTTCCTCGGCGGTGGGCTGCGAGCCGACTGCTTCCGGGAACGCCTTACGCAGCGCCTGAGCCTCGGTGCACTTTGCCAGCTGGCCGCGCGCGCGCTTGGTCCACATCGCGTTCGGCGACTGGTCCTGGTCCTTGCCGCCCTTGATCGCGTAGTTCTCGATCCAGTATTCGGTTGCGGTGTACTCGGCGATATGGCCGCTGCGCAGCTGGCGGTAGACGGTGACCTCGCACCATTCGGGGAAGGTCACCTCGCGGCCGCCGACGTTCTCGGTCACCATCGGCCCGAACACCGGCTTGGACATGCCAGCGAACTCGCCGGTGCGGGCCGCGTCAGTGCGGTACAGGCCGATGCCGGGCATAACCACGTCACGCATCGTGCGGGCCTTGTTGTCCCACATTGGCACGATGTGTACCGGCTTCTTCATCGGGTCCAAGCCAGCGGCCTTGCAGTAGGCCAGAACCAGGTCCACCGACGCATCGCTGGCGCCGGGGTACAGGCTCGTCTTCAGCGCGGTGCGGATTGCTCCGGCCTGTTCTTCGGTAATCAGGTCGCCGCCAGCGGCGCGGGTGGTCATCTGGTTCATGGGGTGCCTCAGTAGCGGATGGCCACGGCCGGGACCTTGCCCTGCACGATGGCGGTGATAACGGTGGCGGCATCGTCTTCGCTGATGCCCTGGGCGATCAGCGCGGCCATGGCGGCGCGGTTGATCGAACGGCGGTGTTCGACGTCGGCGGCGCGTGCTTCGTCCGCCTTGCGCTGGGCATCGGCCTGGGCCTGCCGCTCACGCTCGGCGCGCTCAGCTTCTTCCTGCGCGCGGCGCTCAGCGGCGGCGACGGCTTCAGCCTTTTCGCGCTCGGCCTTCTCGGCGGCATCCTTGGCACGCTGCTCGGCTTCGGCTGCCTCACGGGCTGCGCGCTCGGTGGCTTCGCGGGCCTCGCGTTCGGCACGCTCCACGGCAGCAGCTGCCTCGCGCTTCGCGTTCTCTGCGGCCTCAGCCTGCAGGCGGGCTTCGCGCTCGACGCGCTCACGCTCGGCCTGCTCGGCGGCAGCGCGCTGGCGCTCGGCTTCTTCAGCAGCACGCACAGCTTCCTCGCGGGCGCGGATCTCTTCTTCTTTTCGGGCAATCTCGGCCAGGCGGGCCTCTTCTGCCGCAGCACGTGCGCGCTCCTCAGCTTCCACACGTTCGCGTTCGACGCGTTCCTGCTCCGCCTCCCAATCAGTGAGCGGCTTGCGAACTTCGTCGCGCAGCGCGTCCAGGGTGTCGCGTGCCTTCTTGCGGGCCGAGTCGATGTCGCCGGTCTGCTTCTTCAGGTCGGCCACCAGCGCCTTGCCAGCGTCGTCGATGGCGGTCTTGGAGCGCGACACCTTATAGGCGATCGAGGCGATTTCCTTGCGGCCGGAAACCGTCTTGACGTTCGGTACCAGGGTGACGGCCTCAGCGCGGATGCGGGCCAGCAGGTCGTCCAGTCCGCCGCCGGTGAAGACCTCGACGGCATTGACGGATTCGAGCGGAATCAGGGCTTCGGACATGGCAGTTCCTTTGTCGGGTGGGAATAGGTGCCGGCGTCGTGGAATTCCGGCCGGCGCGGGGCCCGTCAGGGCGGGGGAATTCAGCCGCGCACGCTGCTGGTCGCAGCCCAGCGGGCTTTGGCAGCGTCACGGTCGGTGTGGGCCTGGTGGAGCTCGGCGATGCGCAGCGGCACGACGACTGCGGCGAACAGCGCGACGGCGGCCCAGGCGATGCGGAAGCGCGATTTGGTAGCGAGAGGGAGTTTCATGGGATAGCTCGCCCATGGACCTTCCAGAACAGGTCCTTGATCTCGCTGGGCAGCTGGCTCATAGAGCGGGCCACGAGAAACGCACGCTCTACTATCAGGTCGGACCCGTGGTCCCCGGCATCTACATTCGTCTCGGCCAGCTGCCCCAACTTGCGGGCGTTGTATTCGTCACGAATGTCATCGTCATCGAACTCATCGAGATCGACTTCAACGCTGATGTACGGCATCGCAATCTCCTTCAACGCAGACGCCTTCAATGGCCTCCTGCTGGTTCATGGCGGCGTCGGCCAGCGACACCGGCGGTGTGATGGGCGGCAGCGCGCCGAACTGCGCGGCGAACGCTGCGTCCAGGTGGTCAAACGGGTTCATGGGGCGTCTCCGGCTCGCAGGCGGCCAGCGCCTCGCGCAGGCACTCTTCGGCGTGGAGCAGGTCTGTGAAGTCGCTGGCACTCAGCACGGCGCGGGCTGCGTCGAAGACGGCCGAAACGCGGGCATGCACCTGCTCCACCTCTTTGATCGCTTCCTCAGCCTTGGATCGCAGGTGCTCAGGAAGGATCGGGAGCGCGTTTCGGCTGCTTGCGATCTGCTCGGCCAGAACTCCCAGCACGTCCACCCGGCTCACGACAGCACCGCCTGCACCACGACGGCGAACGCAACGCCCATGCAGAAGGCCAGCAGGTAGCCCGTAGCCAGCTTCAGCGCCTGGAAGTGCAGGGCTCGGTCGGCGGCGGTCATGCGGCACCGCCTGCGCGCTTTTCGCGCTCGACTTGCCGGACGACCAGTGCCTGACGGTCCAGCAGCTCCCGCAGGTCGTGCAGCAGGTGCGCCGGAACCTCGACCTCGGAAACCAGGTAGTCCAGTGCGCGCTCGGAGGTCACCAACACCGAGATCAGCTCGGCGGTGCTGCCCTCACGGTCGTAGGTGCGTGCCAGGGAGTTGCAGGCGTCCTGAAACGCCTCTTCGGTATCCGCCGGCAGCAGGCCATCAAAGCTCCGCTGGGCGTTCCGTTCGATGTCGGTTGCAGTGTGCAGACCCATCTTCGTCTCCAAGCCGCTCCCGGGAGTGGGTGTGTCGCGGCGTTGGAATAAGTAAAGCGCCGCTTTAGTTCAAAGTCAAGCGTCGCTTTAGAAAAATTTGAGAATTTTTCCGCTGCCCTTGGGCCGGGCACAAAAAAGCCCGCTCAGGGCGGGCTCTTATTGGCGCGGCGGAGGCTTTAGGGCGTGGGTTCGACCGGCAGGAGATAGGCGGCGAGAACAAGCTGGTTGGCCAGCGGGTACTGGTAGTCCCTGTAGGCCTTGATCCCAGCGTCCATCGTTGCCTTGTACCCGTCGCGCTCTGCGCGCTGGCGAATCGCTTCCATCTGGGCGTCCCAGGTGAAGGCGGAGGCGACAGAGCGGGCCTCTTCATCGGGTAGCCCCAACTGCACCCAGATTGATTGCAGCCGCTGGACTGCCTTCACCTGCAGCTCTGCAGCATCAGCCTCCTGCCTAGCGCGTATTGCGTCCTGGCGCGCACCCTCCAAGAGGATGCGTCGCTCGTATTCGCGGTCATAGGCCTCTTGGCTGCTCCCGAAGATTGCCTGCCCAAGAGCGGCGCCAGCTCGTCTATACCCATCCTGGGCCCAAGCTACTGCCGGCGCAGCCAGCGCCAGCAGGATCAGTCCTCCCAGCTTCCGATCCATCGCACTCTCCCTATGATGGTGATGGGGTGGCGCGGGTCGTCCATCTTCCGCGGCTTGCGCCAGTTGTGGTCGCCCTTTTCGTTCAGGGCATCGAAATAGATGTCATCGCCAAATGTCCGGCAGCGCTTCACGCTGTACTCGCTGCCTGCGATACCCGCAGCCATGATGACGAACAGCTTGTCGTCGGCTGGGCGCGTGTCGCTGGTATCGAAAAGGATCGCGTCCCCTGACTGGATGCGGGGGAGCATTGAGTCGCCCTTGCCATAGAAGACGGCAAGCCGCGTGGGGATTAGGCGCTTACGGGCCAGGGACGACGCTCGAAACTTGAGGCGATGGGTCTCGGCGTATTCGATCGCCTCCATGCCATCGCCAAGGCCGGCAGCCTGGCTGTAGCCAAGGATGTCTACGGTGTCGTCGTCATTCGCAGCCTGTGCGACGTCGGCCCCTGATTCTTCATCCGTCACAGTGGAGTCCAAGAAGTAGTCCACGCGGCGGCCAGTGAGACGGGCCAGAGCCGGTAGGTTCGACTTCTCAATCTTCCCTGTCTTCACCCAGCCAGTTACCGCCTGTGCGCTGATGCCAAGTTCGCGCGCAACGGCGGCCTGTGTGCCTCGGCCGGCATTGTCGAACGCGTAGCGGACGCGCCGCGCCATTTCATCGTTATCAAGCATGGGTTGATGGTAGCGGCGGGCTACCGACGTCCGTAATAAGGCAGCGCTTGACTTTGAACTAAAGCGGTGCTTTAGTTTATCCATGAGCGCAATCCAGACAGCCATCGACCGATACGAGATGCCTCAGGCCGCCGTTGCGCGCCACCTGCAGGTGACCCCCCAGGCAGTCAACCAGTGGGTCAAGGGGCTGCGCCCGGTCCCACCCAGGCACGTCCTCGTGATCGAGGCCGATACCGGCGTCACCCGCCACGAACTGAGGCCCGACGTGTTCGGTCCAGCCCCCAGGAAGAAGGGGGCCAGCCGTGCAGCGTGATGACAACAAGACCATCCACCTCGGATGGATTGCATTGAGAGTGGTGGCAGATGCCGACGGCAACGCGATCTCCGCCCATGTCGTGCTGCACGCCGAGAAGGACTTAAGTCCGCACGGTGCGCTGACCCTGGCCCAGGTGGCTGAGGTTGCAGAAATCGACCTATTGAACCGCGTCCTCGGCCACGGCGAGTCGGACAGCACGGCCACCGGCACAGCCCCTTGCAAGGGGCACGCCGCCACCTGCCTCGGTAGCGGCGACCCGGGTGCATGCGGATGCCTGACAAGCGAGACCGCTACTGGGGCCGCCTTCAATCCCGCTGAGTACGCGGGGATGGAGACGGCTACAGGTGCACCGGCGGTCCACGTGCACCCGTATGCGCGTACCGCTACTGGGAACGACTGATGATCTGGTCGACCGTCATGTTCTTGATGACCACCGGGTCGATGCAGACCGAAAGCGACGCATCGCAGGCCGGGCAATCGAACGAGATCGCCTCCCAGCTCTTGACCAGGTTTGCGGCTCTGATCGCATTCATTTTTACCTGCTTGAACTCGGCCTTGCAGTGCGGACACACGCTCATGGGATCCCTCTCGTTGGTTGGTTGCGGACTGGCATTCGCATCCTACCGCGAGGGGGAGCCCGCCTTGGCCTTGGCCGCCTGACATGACCACCTCACCGACCCCGGGCAGGGAAGGGCACCACGGTGCCGCTGCCTGGAGCGGGCGGGTTCTTTCGCTCCACCTGGGTGATTCGCACCCGTTCGCCGTAACGCCTCAGCACGAACAGCCGGCCTGCAACCGGCACCAGTTCAACGACACCGCTCGACCGCGTCACCTCTGAATTCACTTGGCTCAATCCGTTGTGGGTTGGGCCTTTATTCCGCCCAAACGCTGTTGGAAACGATAGGAAACGCATGGAAACCGTTGGCAACCAAAAATCTCTCCCGCTCGCATTCGGCGTCCACAGGGCCCCGAAAGACGCGCCGCCCCAGATCGTTCGCCAGATCGAATCGGCGGCGCACGCGCTGGCCGTGATGATCCGCGCCGGCCACCACAAGCTGGAGTACGTGGCGGCCTGCATCGGCAAGTCGAAGTCCTACGTCTCGCGGATGCAGAACGGCGTCCGCCCGATCCCCGAGAAGCTGGTCGGCCCGCTGTGTGCCGCGACCGGCTCCAACCTTCTCCGCCAGTTCCTCAGCCTGCAGGCCGCGCTCGACGGCATCTGCGAGGTCGAGCGCCTGGCCGACCTGATGAGGTCCGCCAATGAAGAACCGCGAGCTGCTGCAGCGACTGGACGAGTGCATCCGGGTCATCGAGTCCAGCCCGCCTATGACGCGCGAGGAGATCGTCGCGCACCTGTCCCGATGCGCGGCCGAGCAGGCCAGGGCGGAAGCCCGGCGCTCGGCTACGCCGCAGCCTGACCTGTTGGGAGCTGCGTAATGCGCGACTACGGAAAGATCCACACCGGGTTCTGGGCCAGCGAGACGATGCTGGGGCTGGAGTCCGATGCTCGCCTGCTGGCGATCTACCTGATGACGAGCCAGCACACGACGATGCTGGGTGCATTCCGGCTGCCCGATGCGTATGCCTGCGAGGATCTCGGCTGGGATTCGCAACGGTTCCAGAACGGTTTGGAAACCCTTTCGGAAGCCGGGTTCGTGAAGTACGACCGCGCGACCAAGATCGTCTGGATCGTCAAGTTCGTGAAGTGGAATCGCCCGGACAACCCGAACCAGCAGAAGTCGATCGCCAAGCTTGCCCAGGCTCTGCCTGACTCGCTCGCTTTCAAGGATGAAATCCTCGCATCGATCGGAGTTTCCGAAACGGTTTCCAAACCGTTAGGAAACTCTCCTGTTCCTGCTCCTGTTCCTGTTTCTACTCCGGAGGGGATGCAAGGGGAGGTTCTGGCGATCCCGCTGGCCGACGGTTCCGAGTACGCCGTGACCGATGCCGAGCTGGCCGAGTTCCGCGCCGCCTATCCCCGGATCGACGTGGTGGGCGAGATCCGCAAGGCCAGGGCGTGGGCGATGGCCAACCCGCAGAACCGCAAGACGCGGCGCGGCACGCCGAAGTTCATCAACGGCTGGCTGAGCCGGGCGACTGAGCGAGCGCCGGCGCAGGTGCTGCAGCTGACCCAGCCGCAGCAGGCTGGCGGCGGAAGGAGGGCGCTGTGAGCAACGTAGCCCCAGCTTTCGCCGAGGAGGCCGTGATCGGAGGCCTGCTGCAGGACAACCAGCGCTTCCACGACGTGGCGCCGCTGATCGGTGCGGACCACTTCACCAGCCCGCAGCGCGCTCGGGTGTTCGGCCTGATCCGTGACCGTGTGCTGGCCGGAGAGCCCGCCGATGCTGTGACCATCGGCGAGGCCTCGCCGGACGACTTCGACTACGTGGTGCACCTGGCCGCGAACGTCCCCGGCTCGTCGGCGGTTGTCGCGTACGCCGAGTTGGTGCGCGAGAACTGGCGTCGCCGGGAGGCGGTGGCGGTGGGTCTGCAGCTGGTGGCGGCGGCGCGCGCCGGCGAAGAGGACGCGGTCGACGTGGCCGCTGGCCGACTGCTGGCCCTCAATGCCGTGGTGACCTCCTGCGAATACACCGGAAAGCAGGCGATGCAGGAAGCGTGGCGAGAAGTGGCGCGCAATCACGCATCGGGCGGTACGCTGCCCGGTATCCCGACAGGGTTGAATGCGCTGAACGACATTCTGGGCGGGTGGCACCCTGGCGACCTAACGATCATCGGCGGCCGCCCTGCGATGGGCAAGACTGCGTTCCTCGGTGGGCTGATCGAAGCTGCCGCAGACGCGAAGTGGCGGCCCGGTGTGATCAGTGCCGAGCAGCCCGCAGTGCAGCTGGCGTTGCGCCGACTTTCCGCGGTGTCCCAGGTCTCAGCAACCCAGCTTCGTACTGGCAACTTGGAGGACGAGGATTGGTCGCTCCTGCAGGCGGGTATGGCCAAGGCGCTAGATCGCGACATGTGGATCTACGACCGCTCGGCGGTGACGCTGGACGAGTTGGTAGGGATCGCTCGTAAGTGGAAGCACACCCACGGCATCGGCTGCCTGTTTATCGATTACGCCCAGCGCATCACGGTGCCGCGTGCGGACCGAACCACGGAAGTCTCCCAAGTAGCACGCGGGATGAAGAACCTGGCCCGCGACTTGGACATCCCGGTCATCTCTCTTGCCCAGGTGGTGAAGGCAGTTGACCAGCGCCAAGGCGACAAGCGCCCGAATGCCGGCGACCTCGCCAACAGCGACGAGCTGACCCGCGAGGCCGACCAGATCCTGATGTTGTACCGGGACGAGGTCTACAACCGCGAGACGCAGGACCGGGGCATCGCCGAGATCCTGATCGAGAAGAACCGCCACGGGCCGACCGGATTCAAGAAGGTGGCCTTCCTCAGCGAAACCATGCGCTTCGCCGACCTGGGGAGGGAGTTCTGATGGTCCCGGCATACGAACTGGATCGCGCCCGCCAGACCGGCCGGTGGATGCGAGACGCACACAAGGACCGCAACTCGGTCCCGCTCTACGCCATGGGCGAGGACGGGCTGGCGCTGCGCCGGGCTTGGCTGGCCGGCTACGACGAACGAGACGAGCAGATCAGGAGGAAGCGGGGATGAGTTTTCTGCGGAAGTACCCGAAGACGGCAACCAGCGTTGCCGCTGTGTTGATCAATTTCCCGTTCGCCTTGTCAGGGTTTGGGGCTAACACCTTTCTGTGTGGAGCGTTCTCCGTGTTCGCGCTGTGGGACTACTGCGAGGAGAGGAAATGAAGCGCACCTTCCTGATCGACCCTCAGGGCAACCGCAACTGGCCGCAGGTGCTGTCCAGCGTCGTGAGCGGCATCAACGACTGGATCAAGGGCGGCCCGGTGCAGATCACCCTGGACGAGCCGAAGCGGACGCTGGACCAGAACGCTGCGATGTGGCCGGCGCTGACCGACATCGCCAAGCAGGTGCCGCTGGTGATCACCCGCCGCGACGGCAGCACCAGGCAGGCCACGCCCTACGACTGGAAGGACGTGCTGACCGCCGCGTTTGAGGAGGAGACCGAGTGGGCGCCCGGCCTGCGCGGCGGCGTGGTGATGCTCGGCGCCCGGACCAGCAAATACAGCCGCCGGAAGATGGGCGACTTCCTCACCTTCATCCACGCCGAGTTCTCGGACCGGGTGCGCTGGTCGGACAGCGCTGTGGAACGACTGGCGCAGTTCGCGCCGACCACCAAACAGAAGAGGGCAGCAGCATGAGCAAGGTAGTCAAGATCGAGCACGACATCGTGCATTTCGATACCCAGCACACCCTGTATTCGGACCATGATCAGGACTGCTGCGAATCCCACTACCTCAGCTTCAAGGATCTCAGCGTCGATGACTTCGAAGGACTTGAGTTCAATCTTGATGGTGACTTCTTCGAGCGAGTTGAGGACTTCGGCATTCGCCTGTTGCCGACCAACGGCCAGCCGATTCCGGTTCCTGGCTATGGGTACAACAACGGCTACTACAGCTCGAATCTGACTCTGGTTCTGTGCTGGGAGCGCGGCCAGAAGTCGTTCGATATCAGCGAGTGCCAGGAGATCCTGGAATGAACCTCGAAAAGATCGACACCAGCACTACGGCAGGGAAGGCCGAGGTCAGCTACGAGCTTTCGCTTGCTGCGAGCCTGCGCCAGTTGGCTGAGGCGCAGTGGACCCTGAGTAATGAGCCGATGCCCGAGGATGCGCGCCAGGTTCTGTTCAACGCTGCCGGGATGCTGGCCATGAATCGGAGCCTGATGGATACGGGCCTGACCACAATTCAAGTGCAGAACCAGTTCATCGAAGCGATGGGCAACGAGATGCGCGCCGCTGGCTGTGACTTCGATCCTGCCAGCGGGAAGGTGGTCAACACGCTCGCCAACACGCTCCGCGCAGACCTCGCTGGGGAGAAGGGCTGATGGACGCCATCGAGAAGCGGGCGCGGGAGCTGTTGGATGCCGAGATGGGCGAAGACCCGCGCGAGACATATTACGCAGCCGTTGCTGTAATCAGCCGACTGCTCGCGTTGCAGCAACAGCTTGATCGCACGGAGAAGCAGCCGTGAAGTGGGGATCGTATCCACCTGAGTACAAGCGCCAGTTCTTGTGGGTTCCTCGCTGTGTCGAAGGGACGTGGTACTGGTGGGTTTGGTGCTGGACTCGATTTTGCGGGGACTGCACCGAGTTCTGGTTCGAGGAGCCGACCTGTCGCCACTGCGGTGGCGGAAAGGTCTACTGCAGACACTGCCTGCGCTGGAGGAACAAGTAATGGACATCGAAGAGAGAATCGAAGCCGCCATCGAACGTATTACGTGTGGCTTTGCGCCTATGCGCGTACCCGCAGATGGCACCGACCCGGACCTTGTTCTGGCGGACTGCCTGACCGAGATTCGCCGGCTGCGTGCGGTGGCGGGACCTCAGATCCCCGAGGGCTACGTGCTGGTGCCGGTGGTACTACCCGATCCGATGCTGGATGTCCTTTACCGCGCCGAGGGTGACATGAGCGACGCGGATATGCAGTCGCTGTGGGCAGACATCCTCGCCGCGCGCCCGGAGGTGCCGTGATGCATAGCTCACTGGACTACGTATTGGCGCAGCTCCGCTACCTTGGCCGCTCGAGAGACGTTGCCCGCATCAGGTTGGGGGTGATCGTCTCTCTGGACCGCGCCATGGCCCGGTTGCAGCACGCGGAGCGCCGCCGATGAACTACCGCGACCGCGCTTTGCTGGATCTCGCCTACCAGCTCAACTGCACCCTGCAGATCGAAGGAGTGTGCGAGGGCGGCCCGGGCGAGCCGTGCCACAGCAACCAGTCCCGCCACGGGAAGGGCGGCAGCATCAAGGCGCACGACTGCTTCTTTGCCAGCGGGTGCCGGAGCTGCCACCGCGAGCTGGACCAGGGAAAGCGCTTCACCCGCGAGGAGAAGGCCGAGATCTGGCAGCGGGCGCACGACCTGACCATGTTGCAGCTGTGGCAGCAGGGCTACCTGCGGGTGCGGGCATGAAGGAGCTGATTCTGCCGTGGCCAGACAAGCGGCTGTCCCCAAATGCCCGTGTGCACTGGTCGAAGCGGTCCGGCGCTGCCCGGCTGGCGCGGCACCTCGGCGCCGTTACCGCGCTGGAGGCTGGGTGCAAGGGCTGGGCACTGCCAGAGGGCCGCCTGCACCTGCACGTGACCTTCCACCCGCCGACCAAGCTGCTGCCAGACGACGACAACATGCTCGCCCGGTTCAAGCCGTACCGGGACGGCATCGCCGACGCGCTGGGTATCGATGACAAGCGGTTCATCAGTCACCCGCTGGTCAGCAACGAGGTCCGCAAGGGCGGCCAGGTGGTGGTGCGGATTACAGCAGGGCCGGTGCCATGACCCCGACCTTCAACCAGTACACGACGCCGGAGCTGGAGATAGTCGCCCGGCTGGACCACGCCTTGGCCGACGAGATCTTCAGCCTGCACCGGAAGGGCTACGACGTGCGCGAGGTGCTGCACGAGGCCCGCGCGCTCAAGACAGAAGCGCAGCTGATTCGCCGCGAGATCAACCGCAGGAAGGCACGCCCATGAGCCAGGTATCCCAACCCCGCACCGGAGGTCGAAACATGGCCGCATCCGTTGAAGCTCCGCGCCGCACCGGTACAACTGAGGGTGTTCCGTTCCGGCAGGTCTGGAGGCCGCGCGTGGTCTGCGTGGTCGACCCGACCAACCCGGCAGATGCCCTGAACGCCATCCTTCCACGAATCGCAGAGAACCAACGCGGATGCACGGTAGCCAGCTACCTACTGATCAACCCGGAGACCTCGCAGGCGTTCGTCCTGGCCGAGGACAAGCCGGTGGCCGTGGAGATGGCCCGCAAGGGCGAGAAGTCTCCGTACTGGCCGTGGTTGGTGGGCAAGTACAGCTTCCCCCGTGTGACCGCCGAGGCCTTCGCGAACGTGCTGGAGGACATGCTGGAGCATCTGGGCATCGCCACGCCGGCGCCACGGAAGCGGCCCATGCCTGTGCAGCTCGACCTGTTCGATCTGTCTGGGCGCGCCGCGTGACCGCGTACATGCGGCCCTCTACCGAGGCAGGTATCGGTAGCCCCAGCTGGCAGGTGGGTAACAGCCAGCGCCGAGGGAGCGGGTTGCCGCGTTGCGGCGGCGGGGAAGGGGTGCAGCCCGGAGCCGTGTCACTCATCGCCCGTGGGACCGAGGAGGCCCTGCCGTGAGCCTGGACCCGATCACGCAGGGCCTGCAGCACCTGGCCGGCCAGTTCAGCCTGACCCGGCAGGAATGGCGCGACCACCACCGCGGTGGCGATTCGTTGCTCGACTCGCTTGTGAGCCACGGCTACGCGCAGGAGCAGGGCGAGCGCTTCGGCATCACCCGGCAGGGGCAGGTGCGGCTGCAGGCGGAGGTGGCCAGTGAATAGCTGTGGCCCATGGATCAGTCTGGTGTTCGCCGCAGGTATGGCTTGCGGCATGGTGGTGCTTGGCCTGGCCGTGTGGGTTGGCACCATGGTCGGGCGAGGGGAGCGCCATGATTGAGCTGCGCAGCGTCTTCCTCCACAAGGGGTTCCTGAAGCGCGTGGTTGCCGATCTCGGGATTGATTACAAGAGCTTGCCGACTGAAAACGGTCAGAGGTACTACGACTGGGTTGGAGGCGGCATCCGCTATTGGGACGGCTGGCGGGAGATGCCCAGTGGCCGGTAAGCAGCCCAAGGCCAGCACGGCTAAGAAGCCAGGTAAGTCGGCTGGTGGGCGGCCGAGTACCTACAGCGCCAAGCTGGCAGCAGAGATCTGCGCCTACATCGCTGAGCACAAGACCCTGCGTGACGCCTTGAAACAGCCCGGCATGCCTTCGGAGACCACGGCTTATCGCTGGCTGGCTGAGCGCCAAGAGTTCAGGGAGATGTACGCCCGCGCGCGCGAACAGGGCGACGAGCTGGACGCCGAGCGCATGCGCGAGATCGCTTTCGACCAGAGCATCGCCCCGGACCAGAAGCGGGTGATGATCGACGTGTTGAAGTGGCAGATGGCCAGGCGCTCTCCCAAGAAGTGGGGCGACAAGGTCCAGCATGCCGACGCCGACGGAGAGAAGCTGCCGGCCCCGCCGCCGTTCTACGTGATGGGCGTGGTACCGGCCAAGCAGGGCGAGTGACCGTGGCGGCCACGCCGAACCCACTGGCACCGCACACCCCGGTGCACATCCCGGCCAAGCTGCTGCCGGTGCTGAAGCCCAAGCAGTTCAAGGTGCTGTACGGCGGGCGCGGCTCGGCCAAGTCGCACACCGTGGCGCAGATCCTGGTGATGCTGTCGATGCAGGCCAAGCACCGCATCCTGTGCGTGCGCGAGATCCAGAAGTCGATTGCTCAGTCCTCCAAGCGGGTGATTGAGGACTACATCAACCGGATGGGGCTGTCGGCCTACTTCAAGATCAACAAGCAGGGCGAGGATCAGATAACCTGCATCCTGACCTGTTCCACGTTCAGTTTCACGGGCCTGCAGGACCACACGGCCGACAGCATCAAGTCGTTCGAAGGGGCGACCATCGTGTGGGTGGAGGAGGCGTCCAACGTCTCGGCCAACAGCTGGAACAAGCTGATCCCGACCATCGTGCGCACGACCGGGGCCGAGATCTGGGTGACCTTCAACCCGGACCAGCAGGACGACTACGCCTACAAGCGCTGGGTGCTGGGCAACGACCCGGACGCCATCGTCATCCAGATCAACTGGCTGGATAACCCATGGTGGAACCCGGCGATGGAGACGGAGCGCCTGAAGACGCTGGCCGTGTCGCAGGACCTGCACGACCACATCTTCGGCGGTCAGCCCCGGGCCAAGGCCGGCATCCTGTTCAAGCGACACTGGTTCAAGCGCTTTAACCTGGGCGATGAGCCGGAGGGCCTGCGCAAATACCTGGCCAGCGACTACGCCGGCGCTCCAGACCCGGACGACCCCGAGGCCGACCCCGACTGGACCGAACACGGCTGTGCCGGCCTCGACCACGTGGGCGACATGTGGTTCGTGGACTGGTGGAGCGGCCAGGAAGACCCGTCGGTGTGGATCGCGGCCCTGATGCAGATGGGCCGGCGCAACAAGCCGGTGATGGCGTTCGAGGAGATGGGCGTCATCCTGCGCACCACCGACGGCGCCATCCGCCGCGCGGCCAAGGCCACGCAGACGTTCGTGCATCGGGTGCCGCTGGCCAGTGCCGGCAGCAAGGCAGACCGAGCCCTTGGCTTCGCTGCCCGCGCTGCAACCGGATCGGTGCACATCCCGAACACCGAGTGGGGCGACAGGCTGATCGACCAGCTGTGCGCCTTCACCGGTGAGGATGGGCGCCGCGACGACATGGTGGACGTGTGCAGCCTGTTCGGCCGAGGCATCGACCTGATGGCCGATGGCAGCCTGCCGCCCGAGGCAAAGCCTGCGCCGCCAGCGCCGTTCACAGATCCGTGGTTCAAGCAGCGCGATGCCGCCGACCGCGACGAGGACGAGAAGACCGCCCGCTACTACCGTTGATGCCTCCGGCAGCTCGGGCACCTTGGGGCCAGTTCGAACACCGGCCCGACCATGGCAGACCAACCCATCGCAGCACTCGAAACCGGGATCGCGGCCGCCGCTGATCCCGATCCGGCGCGCGCCAAGCAGCTGAGCCAGATCCAGGCGGACGTGAGGCGCTGGTCAGCTCGGTTCGAGGAGGCCCGGAAGTACGACGAAGATGCCCGGCTGCAGTATGCGAAGGACCGGCGCCAGGCTCGCGGCGACTCTGGCTTCCTGGTCGACGCCAACATCATTGGGACCAACATCGACAACCTGGAGGCGTTCCTCTACGCCCGCAATCCAGACTTCGACGTGTCACCCGGCCCGGCGCATCGGATGCCCACGCCCGAGCAGCTGCGGGACATCGTGGAGTCGGATGAAGGTCTGATGGCCAGCCTGCAGCAGCAGGCCGAGCAGGATGCTATGGAGGTCGGCCGGCAGATCGCCGTGCAGCAGACCGCCATGGGCGTGAGCCCGGAGGAGGCGTTCCAGCAGGGCCAGCAGGCGCAGGAGGGCTATCTAGCCACCGGCACGGTGGACAAGCTGGTCACCGACGAGGTGCTGAAGCTGCGCAAGCAGTACGCCAAGCGCTCGCGCGAGATGAAGCAGTTCGCCGAGACCATGGAAGCGGTCGGCACCCAGATGTGGAAGGACGCGCAGCTGAAGCGCCGCGGCCGGCCGTGGGTTCGTTCGTCGCTGACCATCGGCATCGGCGTGATCAAGGCGTCGTGGCAGGAGCGGACCGAGATTTCGCCGGAGACGCAGACGGCCATCAACGACCTGCAGCAGAACATTGCCCGGGCAAAGGCACTGCAGCAGGAACTGGCCGATGGCACCGCCGGGTACGGCGCGCGCGCCTGGGACGCGATCAAGGGTGTCGTCGGCAATGACCAGGAGGCGACTGTCGCCGAGCTGGAGCGCCAGCTGGCCACCATCCGGAACGGCGCCGAGCGGGTCGTTGCCCGCGGCTACGTGATCGACAACGTGGCCGGCGAGAACTTCCAGGTGGCGCCGGGCTTCACGATCTCCAACCACGTCGACGCGCCGTGGAACGCCGAAATCTCCTACATGCGCTACGACGATGCGCTGGCCGAGTTTGGCCCGTATCTGGCGCAGTACGATCCCAAGGGCGACGCCGCCAGCATCATGTGCAAGGCCGCCCGGTACGCGCCGCGCAAGCCGTGCATGGGCAAGAACGAGAGCGTCAACGTCACGGCCGGCAGCGCCACGGCGGAGGACGCCGACGAGTTCACGACCAACGGTGACACCACCGCCGGCTGCTACGTGCGCCTGGTCGAGATCTGGGACGCCGAGAGCAACACCGTCCTGACCATGATCACCGGCGTGCCGTATTGGGTGAAGCCGGGCTTCAACCCGCCGGCCACGACCCGGTTCTATCCCTATTTCGTGTTCCCGACCTCCGAAGTAGACGGCCAGCGCCACCCGCAGAGCCTGGTGAGCCGCTCGATCAAGCTGACGGACGAGTACAACCGCAGCCTGTCGGCCGAGACCGATCACCGCCGCCGGATCATCCCGAAAACCGCGTTCAATGCTGGCGCGATGACGGAGGAGGAGGCCAAGAAGCTGTCGGACGCCAAGATCGGCGAGATGGTTGCCATCAACCCGACCCAGACGAATCTGGACCTGCGCACGATCCTGGTCCCGATCACTTACCCGCAGATGGACGCGGCCGCCTACGACCGCAGCAAGATCGAGGCGGCGCTGGAGCGCATCTGGGGCGTGCAGGAAGCGCTGTCCGGGTCGATCAACACCGCCAAGACGGCCACCGAGGCCGACATCCAGCAGCAGGGCTTCCAGGCACGCAGCAGCAGCCGGCGCGACAGCATGGAAATGCGCCTGAGCGAGCTGGCCGAATACACCTGCCAGATCGCCCGTGTGTACCTGAGCGACGAGGACGTGCGCTTCATCGCCGGGCCGACCGCCTTCTGGCCGCCGTATCAGGGGCCGGATGACCTGGCGGAGTTCATGCGCATCGAGATCCGCGCCGGCTCGTCGGGCAAGCCGAACACGGCGGCGGAGCGCCAATCGTGGGCCAACCTGCTACCGCTGCTTCAGACCGGCATTACCCAGATTGGCCAGCTGCGCGGCGCGTCGCCCGACGCGATCGCCGACGCGCTGGAGCAGCTGATGCGCCTGACCGCCGAACGCAGCGGCGAGCGCTTCGACATCGACCAGCTCATCCCCCAGAACGACGGCACGCAGCCGGCGCTGCCCGCACAGGGCGTGCCCGGCAGCGCGCCGCCTCCCCAGGGTGGCAATGGCGGCCAGCAGCCGCCTGTTCCGCCCGCACCTCCCGGTGGCTCCCCGGCCGCCGATCCCCTCGCAGCAGCCTGATCGGAGCAATAGATGAACGTTGATGCAGACACCCCGGCCACTGCGCCGGACACGACCCCGACCGACCAGCCAGCCGACGTGATGGCAGCGCTGGACGCTGGCATCGCTGCTGCTGATGCTGAAACCGCGCCGGCTGCTGAGCCTGCGCCGGTCGAAACTCCTCCGGCCGATGCTGCCACGCCGCCTGCGGACGACCCCAGCGCAGTGCCGCCCGCTGATGGTCAGCCCCCGGCCCAGCCGCAGGAAGGCGCACCGCCGGCCGATGGCCAGCCGGCCGCCGCAGCTGAGGGTGAGCAGCAGCCCGACGCCGACACCGAGGCGGAGATCGCGTCGCTGGGCCTGAAGGAGAAGTCGGCCGAGCGATTCCGCGGTATGGCAGCCGAGATCAAGCAGAGCCGCGCCACCGTCGATGCTCTGAAGGCGGCCGGCATCGAGGACGTGGCGTCGCTGCCGGATCTGGTTCAGCGCTCCAAGGTCGGCGAGGACATGGTCCAGATGGTGGTGGAGACCGGCGCCAGCGCTGAGCAGTACGGCATGGCGCTCGACTACCTGGGCCTGATCAGCAAGGCACAGCAGGGCGACATGGTGGCAGCCGAGAAGGCTTACACCACCATGACCGGCGAGCTGGCGGCACTAGCCAAGCTGCTCGGCAAAGAGGTGCCGGGCGTGCATGATCCGCTGGCCAACCACCAGGACCTGCGCGCCGAGGTCGAGGCCGGGGATCTGCCGCGCGCCCGCGCCGTCGAGATTGCCGGCCAGCGCGACCGCACCGCCTACACGGGCAGCGTCGAGCGCCAGCGCACCGAGAGCCAGCAGGCTGTTGAGCAGGCGCGGCAAGATGCTTTCGATGGCCTGCAGGCCTACGACGCCGAGATGAAGGCAACCGACCCGAGCTATTTGGCCAAGCGGGAAGTCCTGCAGGGTCACGTCAAAGCGATCATGGCCACCTACCCGCCGAGGGAGTGGGAGCGACGCACAGCCATTGCCTACGCAAGCATCAAGCTGCCAGAACAGCCAATGACTCCTGCGGCGCCTGCAGCTCCGGCCCAGCCGCGCCCTGGCCCGATGCGACCGAGTGGCCCGCGCCCGGCGATGGATCCGACCACCTTCGCCAGTCCGATGGACGCGCTGGAGTACGGCATCCAGCAGGCGAACAACGGCTGAGTCGAGCCGCCCGCGGCCAATACAAGACCCCGCTCCGGCGGGGTTTCTTGTGTCCGTTGACGCATCCCGCAACACGGGCAATCTGGCCCTGCGGCTGACAACCGCGCCACGCATGCAGTACGCCGGAGTCGCGCCCGGTAGGGCAGTAGGAGGCCTCGCCCCCCTCGAACGTGGATGGAAAGCGACAACCCATTCCCCTTCGAGGACATCATCATGGCCTGGACCACTGCCCAGCTCGCGCAGGGCGCCAACTACACCTTGGAGAGCTACTCCACCAAGGATCCCGTCGACCAGATCAACGTCGCGCACCGCACGCTGGACCTGTTCGTCACCAACAAGCAGGTTTCGTTCTTCGGCAACGGCATCTTCAACGAGAAGCTGTTCATCTCGAACGACAGCAACTACCAGAACTACGAAGGCGCCGACCAGGTCACCTACAACGAGCGTGACCCGAACCGCTTCGCCAAGTTCCAGTACTACTCAAACCACGAGGGCTTCTGGTTCGATGAAGACCGCCTGATCCGCAACGGCATCCTGATCGATGATTCCGGTGTCGCGGTGCCGAGCTCGCAGGAGAAGGAGCAGCTGGTCAACCTGCTGCAGTCGAGCTGGACCGCAATGAAGAACGGCCTGCAGGAAGGCCTGGCGCTGGAAACCCTGCAGAACGGTTCGCAGTCGGCCAAGGCCGTCCCGGGCCTGGACCACATCGTCTCGACCACCCCGGGCACCGGCGACATCGTCGGCGGCATCAACGCCAGCACCAGCACCTACTGGCGCAACAACGCCAGCATGGCCATCGCCTCCGGCGGTGTCGTGGCGGCGCTGGATGCGATGTATGACGCCTGCGTTCGCTACGGCGGCGCGATCCCGACCGACATCCGCTGCGGCCAGGCGTTCCTCAACGCCTACAAGGCCGAGGCGAAGATCGAGATCAACCGGCAGATCATCGTGGGTGCCAACGGTGGCACCGGCCTGGACGCCTCGGTCACTGCGGTGTTCTACCGCGGCATCGAGCTGATCTGGGATCCGACCTTCGAACTGCTGGACGCCAAGCTCGGCGCGATCACCTACCCGTGGACCAAGCGCTGCTACCTGCTCAACCGCAACTTCATCACCTTCCGCCCGGTGAAGGGCAACTGGATGAAGAAGCGTAAGCCGGAAAAGCTGCCGGACCGCTACGTCACGTACTACGCGCAGACCAACAAGTACGGCCTGACCACTGGCAAGCGCAACGTGCACGCCGTGCTGTCCATCGCCTGATCGGGCCTGGCCTGATCCGAGTGCCCCGGCTTCGGCCGGGCGCTCATGGGAAACCCAATCGGCTACAGGAGCCATCCCCATGAAGTCCACCCCGATCACCGATACCGCCTTCAAGACTGGCAACAGCCCGTTCCTGCGCGGCGGCAGCGCGACCTTCTCCAATCTGTCCGGCACCGCGGCGACCCTGCAGGGTTCCGATACCCAGACCGGCACCTACACGACCCTCGCGACCCTGGCCGCCAACAGCCAGACCGAGGTCCAGAACCTGCCGCAGTGGATCAAGCTCTCCGCCGCCGGCACCGTCTACGCCCTGGCGGGCTGAAAGGAGCCGCACATGAGCAAGTCCACCGTCATCGTTCCCGTCGTGCTGCTGACCATCCAGCGTAGTACCGAGGTCACCATCACCGAGTCCGTGTTCAAGCACGAGGTTCCGATCCTCGAACTGATCCACGGCGAGGAGAACGTGAAGGTCATCAACGATGACTACCACGCGATCGAACTGCCGGACAACGCCACGCAGGAACACCAGCGCCTGCTGACCAAGTACGGCGACAAGTACCGCCCCGTGATCGACCAGGTGTTCCGCGGCGGCCCGCGGGACATCGCCAAGGAAGTCGGCATGGAGCTGGGCAAGGACAGCTTCAAGAAGCAGTCCGAGGCCGTGATCATCAGTCGTCTCCCGGCGCGTCCGGGCCAGGCCAGCGACGCCGCGCAGGCCGGCGCCGATGGTGAAGGCGGCGAACAGCCGGAGCTGACCCACGCCGAGCTGCGTGAGGAACTGACCCGCCTGGGCATCGAGCACAAGGGCAACGCGCCGAAGGCCGAACTGCAGGCGCTGTACGACGCCGCGCAGGCCGGCGCCGGCACCCTGGGCGGCTGATCGCCAGCACCACGCTGTAACCCGACGGGCTGGGGAAACCCGGCCCGTCTCCACAAGAGGGCTCCCATGAGCATCACCGACGGCATCCAGTGCGCCTGCTCCAGTACCGATGGCAATGCCACGCTGGCAACGCTGCGCAAACGGCTGATGATCCGGCTGGGTTTCGCCGCGCAGGCGAACAACCCGCCGCCGGGCATGAAAGAGCTGCTCAACGAATTCCTGCAGAGCGCGCAGGTGGCGCTGTTCCGACGCCCCACCGGTGAGTTCCGCAACGAGCGCTGGTTCTCCTGGCCTCTGGTGGCCGGCCAGCGCCTGTACGACTACCCGGACAACGACGAGAAGAACGCGCCGCAGTCGTGCCCGGCAACGCTGGATCCGCGCAAGGTGACGTGGGTCGGCCGCGAGCGCGATGGCGTCTGGTCGGAGATGCACGAGGGCATCAACCCGCGCAGCTACACCACCAGCGAGCTGACGGGCCTCCCGCAGCGCTACGAGTTCCGCAACTGCATTGAGATCTGGCCGGCGCCCGACGAGACGCTTGGCAATCTGGTGATCAAGGGCAAGTTCGACCTCAACCGGTTCACCGAGGACGCGGACAAAACCACGATCGACAGCGAGATCGTGTTCCTGCTCGCACTGGCCAATGGCAAGGCTCACTACCGGCAGGCGGATGCGCAGGCCTACATCCAGCAGCTGGAGGTGATGATCGCCAACTTGGTGGCCGGCACGCATGCGACAGCCCGGTACATCCCGGGCCCACCGGTGGGTGAGGGCGTGTATGTGCCGCCGCGCCCAGAGGTGCCGTTCCCGTGACCGGCCGTATCGTCACCCTCAACGCCTCCAAGGGCGGCATCAATCGGCTCAGGACGAAGGGCGGGGCAGATGCCAACACGCTCTACGACCTGGTCAACGGCTATGTGGATCAGGACGGCGTGCCGCGGTCCCGGCCTGGAACCAAGAACAAGAACACGCTGCCGACCGGCGCCACGAAGGGCCTGTGCGCCTACGACGGCAAGCTGATCGTCTTCAGCCATCAGCCGCAGACCATCGCTGCCAGCACGCCGGTGGTCGAGTGCGAGGTGCTGAAACACCCGAACACACCGGACCTGCCGATCAAGGAAATCCACTTCGCCGGCCCGTTCCTCGGCTACCTGTACGTGGTGCCCGAGTTCGTCAACGGCGATGTCTTCCACTACTGGCTCCAGCGCGGCACCACATGGGAGCCCGGCAAGATCTACCTGCCCGGGTCATTGGTGACGCCCACATCGCCGAACGGCATCGCCTACCAGCTGGACAGCGGTACCGAGCAGTTCCAGGTGTGGGTGCGCAACGTCGCGCGCGCGCTTGGTGACAAGGTCGTGCCGACGACCGACAACGGCTACTACTACACGGTCACCGATGCCTTCGGCCCGGCGCCGCGTTCGGGTGCCACTGAGCCGTCGTGGCCCACCTCGCCCGGTGCGACGGTGTTCGAAGACAGCGACGTGGCCAACCCGACCCCCATCGCTGGCGAGCAGTCTGGGAACCAGCTGCCGCCTGACGTGACTGATCGCTATGGGAGCAGCGGCGGGAACAGCCCGTGGCGGAACGTGAACAACCAGGAGGCCCAGTAATGGCCGCTCCTGTTTGGCAGCCCGGCACCCTGTACCTTCCGGGGGATCTGGTTCAGCCGATCACCCAGCCGGCGCCGAACAACCCGCAGGTTGCCAATGGCGACTTCTCGGCCGGAAACACGGGCTGGACCTTCAGCGGCGACGCTGCCTACACGCCGACCGACGGCTATGGCGGTGGCGGCCCGTCGATGATCCTGCCCGGCAACAAGCCGGACGGCCTGGGCATCAACAACACGATGCTGGTCGTCCCGGTTGGCGGCCAGCTGGTTGCAACCTCGATGATCAATCAGGGCGCGTCGTCCGCTGGCAAGACTGCCGGCTGGACCGAGGTGCGCTGGTATGACTCGCTGAACACGCTGTTGCAGACCGACAAGGGCAACGTCGTGGACAGCGGTTCGGGCGGCGCGTGGCACCAGTCGAAGGTGACCAGCACTGCGCCGGCGTCGGCCGCCTACGCCAAGGCTGCGATTCACCTGACTTCGGTGGCCGATCACAACAGCCCGATCTGGGGCGACAACCTCGCGGTGAGCGGTGCGACCGCTGGGCTGCCGGAAGGCCTGGTCTACAAGGCGGTCCAGACCGAATCGGGCACGTCGGGCAGCAGTGAGCCGGCATGGCCGGGCATCCTCGGCCAGCAGGTGATCGACAACGAGGTGATCTGGGAGGCGGTCACGACAAGCCGCGTTACCTGGACGGCCTCGCCGCGCTATGTGAGCGGTGCTGTTGAGCCGGCGTGGCCTACCGACATCGGCGCCATGGTGAAGGACGGGACCATCAACTGGCGCGCCGTCTCGCGCCGGGTGACCGACGAGAAGTGCCCGCAGTCCAAGGTAGTGGCCATCGTCGCGAGCAAGGTGTTCGCGGCCGACAAGGACATCGTGCGTTACAGCGCCACGGCCAATCCGCTGGACTGGTCGACGGCCGATGACGCCGGCTACCTGCCGACCGGCCTGCAGCAGGCGAACGCGAACAACATGGCGGTGCTGCAGCAGTACCGCGCCAACCTGGTCGCGCTGAATGCCAGCAGCTTCCAGAACTGGCAGGTGGACCCGGATCCGGCCTCCATGGCGATCCTCGACCAGATGGACGGTATCGGTTCGATCTGGCAGAAGGCCGCCGCGCCGGTTGCCAACGACCTGATCTACCTGTCCCAGCAGGGCGTGCGCTCGGTAGGCATCGCCAATGCTGCCGAGAACCTGGCCGCCGGCGATATCGGCGCGCCGATCGACGTTCTTGTCCAGCAGGCCATGCTGTATGCGGACCGCAACAACACGCCGCCGCTGGCCACCTACTACCCGGGCGCCGGGCAGTACCTGCTGGCGTTCCCGAACTACCCGCCGCCGGTGCTGGGCGTCTACGGATCGCTGCCCAAGGCGGCGTGTGGCGACACGGTCGACTACAGCTATGTGATCGCCGGTGGCCTGCCGCCCTACAGCGTGGAGATCTCCGCCGGCGCGCTGCCCGACGGCCTGGCCATGGACGCCAGTGGCCACGTGACCGGCGAGATGGCGCGCGGTGGCGATGCTGAGTGGACGGTTCGCGCCACGGATTCGCTCGGCGACGTGGCGGAAAAGGTCGAGACCCGCACTGGTGCGGATGGCTTCTTCAAGTACCTGACCACGCGCCTGTACCCGGTGGAGATCCCGGCCGATTCGATCTCCCTGGCCTCGGTGGTGGAAGAGGCCACGTTCCGTGATGTCTACCACGAGTACACCGTTCCGGCCGATGCCTTCGCGCTGTCGTCGGTGGCTACGGCCGGCACGCTGCGCCCGATCCTGCAGACCTACGCACTGGACGACAGGGTTTCGCTGGGTTCCACCGTTGAAGCAGCGACGCTGCGAAATATCCTCCGAAGCTATGTGATTCCGGCCGAATCCATGAGCCTTTCCAGCGGGGTGGTGGCCGGCACGCTGCTCCAGAAGCTGATCGTTTCCAACATGGCGCCCGAGGGCATCGGGCTGTCTTCCAGTGTCGTAGGAGGCACGCTCACATGAGCAGCAACACTCTCAACGCCAGCAGCAGTTTCGCCGGTTGGTTCAAGATCGAAGCGTTCCGCACGGACGAGGATGGCCAAGAGATCCCCGGCAGCCGCCGCATCGCCGCTGACTGGTTCCCGAACCTGATCACCAACGCCGGCCTGGACCTGCTCGGGACCACAGGCTCCACTGATGTATTCACATACTGCCGAGTGGGCTCGGGAAACACCGCCCCGGCCTTCACCGATACGGCGCTGGTTTCGCAGGTCGCAGTAACCTCCAGCGAGCAGGCTCTTACCAACGGCGTTGATCGTTCGGGGGCGTTCTACGCCTGGCGGCGTCGAACCCTTCGGTTCGCAAATGGCGCAGCAGCAGGGACGCTGGCCGAGGTTGGCGTGTCGCCGACGAATGCGGGCGCATTGTTCAGCCGCGCCCTGATTCTGGATTCCGGTGGCAGCCCGACCACGATCACCGTGTTGTCGGATGAGACGCTTGATGTGACCTATGAGCTTCGTCTGTATCCGGTACTGACGGACGCTACTGGCACTGTCGACATCTCGGGAACGACCTACAACTGGACCGCCAGGCCACTGATCCCAGCTTCCTACGACGTGTTCTGGTCGACATACCTCGGTCGAGGGATCATCCCGTACTCAGTTGCGGGGAATCCGGCCAATGGCCCCGCTGTTGCAGCAGCCCTTCCCACTCAGGGGAGCGCACTGTCGAGCCCTGTCGCGTCCGGCATCATCACTGCGCTGGCGTACACGAATGGCAGCTATCAGCGCTCATTCCGGTTCGACTGCGACCTCAACAATGCCAACGTTGCTGGCGGCATTGGATGCTTCTTTGCCACTTCGGGGACGACCAATCTCGATGCAAACACCTTCGGCGCCTGGGCATGGGGCCTGTCGCCGAAGCTGCCCAAGACCTCATCGTTCAAGGCGACGTTCACCATCCGCATGAGCTGGGGCCGCTACACGCCATGATCCCAACCGGTGGCCTCTCCAGCACTCCGCAGCCGGCCCCGTTCTCCGAGCGGGTTAACTCGACGCTGCAGCCGCTCATCGACTACGAGATGGGCGGCCGTGCGATCAACGACACCTCAGCTGGCCTGCAATACCAGCTATGGCGCGTGCGTGTGGACGAGGACGTGGTCTATCTGGGGCCGGATGGCGGCAACGAGCAACCTGCGTTCATCCGGCCGGGCATCACCGAGGTTGCGCTGGCGTTCGACCAGAACATGCAGCCGGTGATTGCTTTCACGCAAGGTGGGCAGGCGTGGCTCTGGTGGTTCGACGGCACGGTGCCAGGCATGGTGTTCACCAGCATCCTCGGGGCGGTCAACCCGCGCGTGACGCTTGACGACAAGCGCCGCGGCCAGACCGCCAGCTCCGATGTGATCCTGGCCTACCTGCGCGCGGGCTCGCTGTACTACCGGCAGCAGCGCGACCGCTACCTGACCGAGTACCTGCTGACCGCCAATCCGCCCTGCGGCGGCCTGGCCACGCTGTGCATGTCCACCGGCGGCCGGCTGCAGTTCGGCTTCGGAGGTGCGTGATGGAGTCGACCGTCTTCGTCTACACGATGCGCTCGGGCAAGCAGGGTGCGTGGAGCCGATACCTGTTCCCGTTCTCCGTGGATGCCTTCGCGCAGCTGGGGAATGATCTCTACATCCGGCATGGGGACGAAATCAGCGCGGTCAGCGACTTTGCCTTGGGCGACGACGTTGGCGGCCAAACGATCCCCTTCGGCGGCACGGTCTGGTGGCCGTGGTTGGACTTCGGGACGCCGGGCGTCACCAAGATGATGGAGGGTTTCGACATCGTGAGCCAGGGCACGCCCAGCGTCAGCATCGGCTACGACCAGCGCAACGCGGCCGCGTTCACCGACCCTTACACCGTCGACCCCGACACGCTGCCCGGCGGCGTCATCCCGTTCCCGCTGTCGGCTCCGACCTTCAGCCTGCGTGTGGACTTCGCGCCGGGCAAGAAGTGGGCGCTGACGCAGGCGTCGCTCAGCTTCTTCGACCTGGCAAACGGCCCATGACTGTTACCGCCTCCAGCGAAGTCCTGATCGAGGAACTGGCCTACCTGGCGCGCAACATGCGCCCGGACGAGATCGCTCAGGATCTGGCCATGACGGGCGCGACCGAGTACGACCCGCAGCAGGCGATCCTGAAGATGGCAGCCGTGCCCGGGCCGAAGTTCGTCCTGTTGGCCGACGGCGTGCCGGTCGTGGCCGGCGGCTTCTGGCAGGTGCGGCCCGGTGTCTGGGAGGGCTGGCAGCTGGGCACGATGGATGGCTGGGAGAAGCACTGGTACGCCATCACCCGGTGGACGCGCAAGCTCAACGACCGGATGCTCGCCGAGCCGAATGTGCACCGCCTGCAGCTGTACGGCCTGGCCGGCCGCGACAAGACGTTCGAGTGGTACGAGCGTTCGCTGGGCTATCGCCGTGAAGCCACCCTGAGCCGCTACTGCGCCAACGGCGCTGATGCGGTCCTGTTCGCACGTACCAAGGAGGCTGCCTAATGGCCGGCGGCGGCAATATCGGCAAGGGCAATTGGGCAGACCCGACGGGCCTGATCCAGAAGTCCGGTGCCAGCAAGTTCCTCGACCCGCTGGGCCTGACCAAGACGGCCAAGCAGGGCGAGTCGGCTGCGGACGTGGCCGCGCGCATGGAGATGGAGCGCCAGGAGCGGATCCGCGAGGCTCAGGGCCGCATCAACCAGGTGTTCGACAATCCGCGACGCGCACGGGATATCGCTGACTTCGTATCGGCAACTCGTTCCAAGCTGATGGAAGATCTCAACCGGCAGAACACCGACGCAGCGCGGGAGCTGAAGTTCTCACTGGCGCGCGGCGGCCTGTCCGGCGGCAGTGTCAACGTCGACCAGAACCGCAGGCTCACCGACGAGTTCAACCGAGGTCTGATCAACGTGGAGGGCAGGGCGCAGGGCGCCGGTGCACAGCTCGAAGCTGCCGATCAGGACTCCCGTGCACGCCTCATCCAGCTGGCTACCTCCGGCCTTGATGCGACCACGGCGGCATCGCAGGCGGCGGCCGGGCTGCGTTCCAACTTCGAGAACGCGCGGTCGCAGGCGTTCGGCGAGCAGCTTGGCGACCAGTTCGCGACCATCGGCGGATTCGTGAAGAACCGCCGTGAGGAAGCGGCACGGCGCCAAGCGAATCGGGACGCTAACTTCAATCTCTACGGCGGCGGTGCCGCATACGGCGGGTAACTCATGGGCCAGTTCATTCCCATCGCGATCGCTCTGGCCGGCACGGCGGCGCAGCAGGCCGAGACGCAGCGTGTTGAGCGGAAGCAGGACCAGGAGACAGCTCAGGGCCTGCTTAGCCAGTCCCGTCGGCAGCAGGAAGCCGATCGACGCGTCAACGACGAAATCGCGCAGCTGGAGACCAGCACGGCCGACGCCGCACGCAATGATCGGTTGGGGCAGTACATGCAGCAGCTGCAGCGCGGCCGCAAGCAGGCTGTGGCTGGGCTGGAAGGGCCAATCGGTGGTGCAACGTTCCAGGCCGATGCTGGCGCCGCACGCGCTGGTGCCGACAACGCGGCCGCGACCACCGCTGGCCTGATGTCCAGGATCGACGCTCCGCAGCTGCAGCGGCAGCAGGAGGCATTCGGGTACGGCAAGCTGGCAACGGATCTGGACATGGAGGCGCGCGCGAGCCGCGGGCAACAGTTCATCGATCAGCTGCGCCTGCGGCAGATCCGTCGCCGTCCGGAGGTTGACCTGCTGGCCGGCCTGGCAACGGCTGCGGGCGGCTCAATGGCCGGCGGTGGTGCTGCCAATGCCGCCTCTGGCCCTCGCATGGGCGCCAACTTCTACGGGTCTTATGACCCGCTCACCACGGGGTACGCCTGATGGCCAATCCATACCAGGCCGGGCAGGCCCTCGGCGCCGCGCTTTTCGGCAACACCCGCGACACCTACACCGACCAGCTGGGCCGGAACTACAAGGTGGAGCAGGCGCTGCAGGAGGCGCGCCAGGCGCGTTCCAAGGCGGTGCTGGCCAACCAGATCAACGAGCAGCGGGCGCTGGTGAATCCCGAGCTCGTGAGCGGCGTGCTGGGCGGCGACGACACCGCCCGCGCAACACTTGGCAGCATCGCTCTGCTCGCCAACGACAGATTCGACGCAGGGCAGCTGAACGACGTGCTGGGGGCTGCTGCGCGCAGCTCCGCCCGTGATGCCGCATTGGGCGGCAACTGGGAGGGCGCAAACGCCAACCTCATGGCTGTGGCCAACGGGCCGCAGGAGCTGGGGGCGGTGCAGGGCCAGAACCTGCTACAGAACCGGTTCAAGGAGGGCGGCGGCGGTATCTCGACCACCGAGCAGGGCCGGGCCGGCATTGCCGCCGACGCGGCGCGCGCAGCATCGTCCTACGCCAGCGCCAACAACTCAAACGCCAGCGCTGCACGTACCCGGCAGGCTGCCGGCATCGACGCGGCGAAGTTCGGGCTGGAGCGCAACGGCCAGTGGAACCCTGGCGGCAAGTCTGCTGGGGGTACGCTCGGCGACAGCGGCAAGCCGTTGCCGGTCGGTGCGCTGAAGGACCTGCTGGCCGTGGAAGACGCCCTGGGTGGCACGGCCGTCCTGAACGACATCATCCAGAAGAATGCTGCGCGCCTAGCCGATGGCACGCTGAAGATCAGCCCGCAGAACGCCGCTCTCGCATGGGGGCGCACTGGCCTCGGCATGGCTACCGAAGGCGACGTTGCGCTCAACGAATGGAAGTCGGACCTGACCAAGATCGTCAACGAGTCGCTGCGCCTCAACAAGGGCGTCCAGACGGAGGGTGACGCACAGCGTGCCGCGAATGAGTTGATGTCTGCCAACGACCCGCGCACAGCAGCCGCGGCGCTCGCACGTCTGGCGAAGTTCAACCGTCAGGCGGTTGAGCTGCATACGCGCAAGCAAGACATCATCAACGCGAACTATGGACGCAGCGGTACGCCTGGCGTTACGCCGCGCGACTTCGGAGGGACGCTTGGTGATCCGCCCTCGGCTCGCGGTCCTGGCCTGCCTGCAGCAGGCGCCGCAGGTGCACAGCGCGCTCGCAACCCCCGAACCGGCCAGGTGCTGGTCCTCATCAACGGCCAGTGGGTACCCGAATAATGGCGACTCCTCCGCTTCCGCCCGGTTTCGTTCTCGAACCTGCTGCCGCACCTGCTGCAGCGCCTCGCGCTGTGCCGCCGCCCCCGCCTGGATTCGAGCTTGAAGACATCCCGACCCTCGGGACGGTACAGGCCCTGCCGCCTGATTTCTCCGAGGTCACGAGCAGCGTGGACAGCACTGCAGATGGCCGGCAGGCCGACGGCTGGAAGGCGGGTATCCCGCGCGACTTGGCCTTCGGCGCGCGCTCGGTGCTGCAGGGCATCGGCAGCCTGCTCGGCGCAGTGGGCGGCGACGCCCTCGGCGCGCTGGAGACCAAGATTACAGGCCGGCCGGTGGCCAGCTTCCGCGACAACGCAGCAACGCTCGGCGACACCCTGGGCCTGCCCAAGGCACAGACCGCCGGCGATCGCGTACTCGGTGACATTGGCGAGGCGCTGACCGGTACCGGCCTGACGTTGGGCGGCGGCGCGGCGCTCAATGCTGGTCGCTCGGCGGCATCCCTCGCATCCGGCCAGGCCGCGCTGATCAACCCCGCACGCGCGGCTGGCGGAGGCGTGCTGGAGCGGGTGGCGGGCAATGCGCCGACTCTTGGCCAGCGTGCGGCTGATGTGTTGACTGCCCAGCCGGTGCTGCAGGCGGTGAGTGCTGCAAGTGGATCGGCCGCATCCGGCGCAACGCGCGAGTCGGGTGGAGGAGCTGGTGCGCAGATCGCTGCTGGCTTACTCGGCGGCCTCGGCCCGTCGCTGGTTACCTCCGGCGCCCCCGCGGCACTGCGCGGCGCCCTGCGCGGCGGTGAGTCCAACCGGCAGAACCTTGCCCGCGCCATCGATGACTTCGGGGTGCTTGGCGCCACGCCGTCGGTGGGGCAGGGCACCGGCGCATGGTCGCGGCAGGGCGCCGAGACGCTACTGGGTTCTGGACCGACCAGCGCGGGGGTTATGGCCCGTTTCGCGGACCAGCAGGCCAACGCCATCGGGGCTGGACTGCAGCGACAAGCTGATGACCTGTTCCGCAATCCGAGCGCCGAGCGTGCCGGTCGCGCGATCGAGCAGGGTATCCGGGGCGATGACGGTTTCATCCAGACCACGCGCGAGCGCGGTAACCAGCTCTACAACCGCTTGGACGAACTGCTGCCGCAGGACGAGCGCGTGGGTATCGATAACGTGCGCGCCGCCTTGGCCAGCCTCAACGAGGAGATCCCGGGCGCGCCGAGCGTGTCGCGGTTCTTCCAGAATGCACGTCTGGAAGGCATCGAGAGCGCCCTGTCCAAAGATGCTGGCGGTATTGAGGGCGTCCTGTCGCGGCCGGGCATGCGCGAGCAGATCGACCAGATGCGAGCCGACCTAACCAGCCAAGCGCAGCTGCGCCGGGCCGAGCTGGCTCAGGAATCCAACCTGCAGCGCCAGAACCTGGTGGCCGAGGCTGGTGATAAGCGCAATGCTCTGGCGGCCGAGCAGGACCGCCTGCGCGAGCGTATGACCAGCATGATCGAGGGGCGCCGGAACCAGCTGTATCAGGAGGCTGACGAGCTGCAGTTGGAGCTGCGCGCCCAGCAGCAGGCGGCCATTGCCGAGAACCAGAGGCGCTCGATGTACCCGGAGACGCGAAACAGTCTCGTACCAGTGATTACGGACGAGGAAATCGCCCGCCAAGTTCCGACTCGGGCCAGCATCGACTCGCGCCTTCCCACGCAAGCCGACATCGAGGCGCAGATGCTGTCGCGCGCCGACCTTGATGCCCAGGTGATGTCGCCACAGGAGATCAACCAGCGCGTCACCCCGGATTCGGCGATCAATCAGCAGAATTTCGGCGCCGATTACGTCGAGAAGCAGATCAACGACTACCTGACCAGCCAGGTGGACGGGAAACTGCCCTACGAGGCCCTGCGCAAGCTGCGCACGCTGGTCGGCGGCGAGCTGGAAAACACCTCGCTCGTGTCGGACGTGCCACGGAGCAAGTGGAAGGCGGTTTATGCGGCCCTGAGCCGGGATATGGAGGCCGCTGCGACCACGCCCCAGGCAAAACAGGCGCTTGATCGGGCGAATCGCTACTTCAACGCCCGCGCCAAGCGCATTGACGAGATCGACCGCGTGATCGACCGCAATGGCGGGGCCGAGAAGATCTATCAGGCCGTCATGGGCGGCGTGAAGGATGGCGGCTCGACCCTGCGCGCGGTGATGCAGTCGCTGCCAGAGGAGGGCCAGAAGGCCGTCACCGCTGCAGCATTGCGCCGGATGGGCTTGGCCAATCCCGGCGCGCAGGACGCGGCCGGCGAGGCATTCAGCGCGGCCACCTTCCTGACCAACTGGAACAAGGCCAGCCCGGAGGCCCGCCGCGCGCTGTTTGACCGGTATGGGCCAGGGTTCAGCAAGAACCTCGACAAGATTTCTCAGGTGGCCGAGAGGGTCAAGGACGGCGGTAAAGCGCTGTCCAACTCGTCGGGCACGATAAGGCAGGGTGTCGGCCTCGGCTACGGCGGCGGCCTGGCCCTGTCGGTAATCACAGGGGATATCCCGTCTCTGGCAAAGCTCGCTGCTGGCGGTGCGCTGGCGAACATCATGGCCCGGGCAATGACCAGCCCGCGAACCGTGGCGTGGCTGGCGAAAACCACGGACGTTCCTGTCGGGCAGCTTCCCGCGCAGATCAACGTCCTGAAGCGCATCGCCAAAGAGAACGACGACCCTGCAGCTGCAGAGCTTGCCGCTGCGCTGGAGGGGTCAGAAGAGGAACGAAACTAGAAGAACGGGGATCCCGATCAGGCCAACGACGGCGCCGACCACCAGCAGATAATCTCTGAGCCGCATTGGGTGAAGCTTGCTCAGCCGGTCCAGATTGCGCTCAGCCCGGTTCTGAGCCACAAGCCTTTCGGCCTCCGGCGTCACCGGGCTCTTGTCCCATGGGTTGGGCATAGTCAGATCCTCCTCGAATGGGCGGATGGTAGCACCGGGCGTCGAGGCGCCCGGTGCTGGTTGATCAGGCTCCGACTACAAACAGTGGCTTGTCGCTCAGGAGCTTGCCGTCTCTTTTCAGCCAGACTTCGTAGTGCGTGAAGTAGACAAATGGCACATGTTCATGCTCTTCCCCAGGGACAAGTGACCCGTCCAGCTTGAACCCATAGCGCTCGAACTCGGAATTTGGATGGTGCCCCCAGAATTCGGGTTTCCCATCGGCTGGTACCACAACAGCCCGAGGAGCAGGGGCTCGACCATCATCTACTCGCGAAGTCGGGTCTGGTATCCGGATTTCCACCTCGACTCCTGGGGCGGTGGATAGGCCCTGATTCAAGAGGGCATCATAGACTCGCCCCGCCTCTGGTCCCGTGAGAATCAAGGACTTTCGCTTTGGCATTTCGGCAGTCCCGGCTACGGCATTGAAGGACCACATGCCGCGCAGGAAGACCAATCCGCCTTCCGGAGCTTCGGCCGGTCGTGCGCGCGCAAAGGCGTCTGCTGGGTAACTCATCACCATCTCCTTGGCGGCCCCGGCCAATCCAGGGCCCAGGGCATCGTAGCCCAAGTCTTCACACTCCGGGCGCTTCTGATGAGACGGGCCTCCTCGCATAGCCCTGAAACGCCAAAGCCCCGCTTTCGCGGGGCCCTGGGTTGAGGTGGATGAAAGACAGCGGCTTACCAGCCGTTCTTGTCGTTCATGACGCTCTCCATCAGTGGTTGAGGGTTCGGGGATTTCACTCTAGCACAAATTAGAGCGCTGGACTGATAGCTCCATTCCGGGCGCCCTTACGGTCAGCTTTAGCCCGCTGTTCCTTTTCAAACTCCATTCGGTCGTGCCAATTCCCGGCCAAGTGTTCAAGCTGTTTGTAAATGGTGGGGCAATCCATCTTCTCACGGCAGTAAAACGCATAGTTCTGGAACACCTCCCATACCTTAACTACGCGAGTGCCTTCCAGTCGGTAAGCGTAATCCATATCCACTGCACCCAAATTCACTGCGCCGCAGAATTCCTCGAACTCATCGAGATAGCAGCTGAGGACTCTGTCGTGCTTTCCGTCGTCATAAATGGCCTGCGCAACTTCCTTGCTGATGGGAGTGCGGTTCTTCAGGTTGTCAGTGAATTCCTTTGCTTCAGCGGTTTTTTCCAGTCTATCCAGCACGTCGGTAGTAATCAGCTGACCGAAGTGATTGTGGTACGAGAGCACCTTGTTCCAATTTGCGTTTACCCGCACTTGAATAGCCGCAAGGACAATGGAAAAAAGACCAATAACAACGCCGCCAGCTTGGATTACTGATGCCCGAGTTGCGAGTTGATTGTCCCCTTCTGGAACCATCTTGTACGCCTCGTATGTGAAGAAGCCGACAACGAGGAGAACGGCGGCGAAGAATAAATGCGAGCTGATAATTTTCCAGCCCCACTGCTTTACCGTCGTGTACCAACCTTGGATTACATACCAGCTCATTCCCCTGTCCTTGGCGTTTGTGATTCGTGAAATATATGTGAATAGCTCCTCTGTCGCTAGATGTCCGTTGATGCTCTTCCCGCGCCCGGCAGCATGGGCCTATCACACACGGGGGAGCGGGCATGAGCGCCCTGGCATATGCGGTACAGCTGGTGAAGAAGTGGGAGGGGTGCCGCTTGGAGGCCTACCCAGACCCCGCCACCGGCGGAGCGCCATGGACCATCGGCTACGGCGCGACCGGTCCTGGCATCGACAAAGGCGTCCGCTGGAGCCAAAAGCAGGCCGACGACCGGCTGGCCCTCGATCTGGACAGGTTCGCCAAGGGCGTGCGGTCAGCGCTGCGACGGCCGGCAACCGACCGCCAGCTCGGGGCTATGGTCAGCCTGGTCTACAACATCGGCGTCTCTGCATTCCGTAGCTCTACCCTGCTGAAGCTGTTCAACGCCGGCGATGTAGCAGGGGCTGCAGCTCAGTTTCCGCGCTGGAACAGGGCAAACGGCAGGGTCATGCAGGGCTTGTCCAACCGCCGCGCCGATGAGCGCCGCGTGTTCGAAGGTCAGGGCGGGAGCGCATGAGCATGGAAGCCCAGCCGAGCCAGGACGGCCGCACCCGTATTTCACTCGGCCCGGTCGAGAAATGGATTGTTGGCGCTTTCGCCAGCTTCATGATCGCCGGCGGCTACTGGCTGATCAGCTCCATGCAGGCCGTGCTGACGCAGCAGCAGGTCACGAACCAGCAGATGGCCACCGTGCAGCAGCAGCTGCAGACCTTCAACACGCAGCTGGCCGACGTGCCGGCGTTGAAGCTCGAACTGGCCAAGCAGGCCGTGCAGGTCGAGCAGAACAAGCAGGACATCAAGGAGCTGAAGCAGCTCAGGGGGCTGAAGTGAAGGACCGATTCAACTGGCAGGGCGTGGCCGGTCGCGCCAGCACCTGGCTGGCGATCCTTTCGGCGGCCGCGACGGCCGGCCTTGGCGCCTATGCGCTGATGCCCGAGCGAGCCCAGAACGCATTCCCTGAGTGGGCGTTGATCGGCATGGGCGTGCTGGCCGTGGGGTCGGCGTTCCTGGTTCCGGTGGCCACCAGCTTCAAACAGAAGGCGAAGGCGGCGCGCCATGCTGATCCCTGACCCGCTGGCGCCCTACGCGAAGCTGATCCGCATTGGCCTGTGGTGCCTGCTGGCCGGTGGCTTGTACGTGGCCGGCTGCCAGCGCGGCGAGGATCGCCAGGCTGCGGCCGACTGGGAGCAGATCAGCGCAGTACAGCGCCAGCTCGACGGCGCACGCGCCGAGGCAGCCGAGAACCTGCGCGCGGCCAATGCTGCCGGCGATCTCCTGCAGGAGGTCAACCGGCAGACCCAGGCATCGATCGATGCCGCCGAGGTGGCGCGCAAGGCATCCGCTGCTGCAGCGACCCGGGCCAAAGCGGCAGCGGCCGAGGGCCAGCGCCGGGCCAGTGCGGCCGAGAAGGCGCTGCAGGCCGCCAAGACCACGCCGGCTTGCCGGTCCCAACTGGAGATGGAGCTGTGCAGCTCAATTCCTTTGCTCTGATCGCCACCCTGCTGCTGGCCGGCTGCGCGCACCAACCCGAGCGGCCGAAGCTGCCCGAGAAGGTCCATGTGACCGTGGAGAAGCTGGTACCTGTCGATGACCGGCTGACGCAGCCGTGCCCAGCCACACGGGCGACCTCGCGCACGGTCGAGGCGGTGGTCAGCGCCTACAACGCCAACCTGCTCGCCCTGCAGGACTGCAACACCCGCATGGGCGAGATCCGCGCGCTGGGGCGGTAATGGCCAAGAAGCGCGTCCCGCTGCACCAGAATCCCCGCGGCTTCGTTGATGTCGACCCCGACGCAACGAACGGCGCCCAGGTTGGGGTGAATCTTCTTGGGCCCGACGGCCAGCTCCTGACCGCGGCGCAGGTGATCAACCCTCCCACCGGCGGTAGCGGTGGGCCGAACAGCGTTGCATCGACCGTCTGGAAGCTGATCAAGGAAATCCCGCTCAACATCCAGAAGCTGGCCGCGCTGATCGGCGCCGGCTTCGCCGTCCGGAAGAACGACGGCGACTGGGCGCTGCGAACGCTCCAGGAAGGGACTGGCATCGACATCGCCAACCCCGATGGCGATGCGGGCAACCCGACTATCGGGCTGGAGGATGTCCCTGATTCTGGCGCCGGCTCCCTGCTGGCGATCACCAAGGACAGCAAGGGCAGGGTAACCGGCACGCGCCCGGCCCCGATCACCGGCACCGCCCAGCAGATCAACGTCGCCAACGGGAACGCGGCGGCAGGTCTGCCGACTCTGTCCTTGGCGGCTGAAGTTCTGGCCTCGCTGGGGAAGGCCGACAGCGCCGTGCAGGAGGTCCGCCCCGGCACGAACGTTACGGTGGACAACACCGACCCGCGCAGGCCGATTGTGTCGGTGGCTGCTGGTGGATTCGCGCCCTACAACATCCCTGACGGGCAATCGTTCCAAGTGCCGCTGAATCAGCAGGCGCTGTTCACTCTCCCCATCAACCTCGGCGACGGTTCCAGCATCGTTCTGGACGGCGCGCTGGTGGAGGTTTCGTAATGCTGACCATGTTGAAGCGGCTGGCGTCGCTGATTCCCACCCCTGCCACCAATAAGGTGACGCTGTTCGTCAGCGACACCGGCATCCCGTCGTACAAAGATGACGCCGGCCTGGTCACGCCGATGAGCGGTCAGCCGATCCCTGCCGGCTACATCGATGGCCTGAAGATGGAGTGGGTATCCGGCACGCAGATCCGTTTCACCAGTGGCTCGGCCTACATCCCATCGCTGGGGCGAGCGCTGGCACTCGCTGCGGCTATCACGAAGTCGCCGTCGTTGGCGGCCAGCACCTGGTATCACGCCTACCTCTACAGCAATGGCGGAACGCCTGATGTGGAGGTGACAATCACGGCGCCGGATACCCCATACAGCGGCACCGCGCGCACCAAGACAGGCGACACTTCGCGGCGGTACATCGGCAGTTTCCGGACAGACCCATCGGGGACCATTGCCAAGTTCAAGCACAACATCAGCAATGGGTATGTTGCGTACCTTGCGATTCGGGACCTTTCTCTGAATGCGGGGGCCCAGATAACAACTACCACGGTCAGCCTGAGCGCGACCATCCCGGTAACTTCGGTAGCGGCAACACTCATTATCAGCCTCGATGCCTCTGGAGCGTCGCTATTTACAGGCAACTCAGAGATGCCTGTGACCGCATTGGCAAATAACAATTTTCTCGGCTACACCGAGTCATCCACGCAGGTTTCGGTAAGCCGCATGGACGGGCACCCTGTGGATTCAAGCCAAGCGATCTCATATAGGCTGAGCGCAACCCCGTCAGCAGGAACTGGCGCATACATCCGTGTAATGGGGTATTCCTATGAGCGATGAGTTCTACGCTATATCCGAATCCGGATATCGGGCGATTGAAAAAGGGGCGCCCCTGTTGCCGGGCGAGCAGCAGGTTACTCAGATTCCTGATGTCCTGCTTGTTCGGATACGTGCTGACCAGATGCGGACCGAGCGGAGTAGGCGCCTTCGCGCGACTGACTGGACCCAGATGGACGATGCTCCACTGACCGCAGAGAAGAAGCTTGAGATCCAAACGTACCGGCAACTTCTTCGTGATCTGCCGAGCCGGCCCGGGTTCCCGGATGTACCGTGGCCGCAGTTCCCGGGGATGAACGACGGAGCCGCCAGCGGCGCGGAGATCCCCGTAACGCCCTGATCGCAGCCCCTGAGACGGGGAGGCGTATCCTCCCCGGGATGGAACTTCCACCAGACTTCACATGGCAGAAGGCCTCGACGTACGCTCAGGCCCCAGACATGATCTGCCTGCACTTCATCTGCGTGGCCCGGATCCAGCAGCGGGTGGACGATCTAAGGTGGCAGGCGTTTCTAGACTTCCATCTGGACTACCGGCAGCACATCGTCAGGCCATGCCAGAACCAGTGGACAGGCAGGGCTGGGATGGAGCAGTGGGTGATCCGGCATCAGGATAGGCTGCGACAGGAAGTCGCAGCTATCATCGCCGAGCGGGAGGCGGGGAAGATTCGCCCCGCAGAGTGA